GATGGATAATTGGCTAGGTGGCAGTGAGCTTCACTGCAAGTGGTTGCGGAAGAATTACTTCCTCAATCCTGTTGGCCGGGTTGTAGCAGGGAGAGTAGCTGTGCTGAGGCTTCTCCCATTCTGAGTGCGAACTGTCTTGGCATTTTTCCTGCGGTGAGGCCGACCGCTTTTAGGCGGTCTGCCCCCTTTTGGAAAGCAGTTTCCTGGTCGTTTGCCAGCGTTTGGATTGCTGACATTGCCCGGAAGATTTGCTTGTTGTAGGCTGCTATGGCTTGTTTCTGGTTGTCGTTCATCTTGAATTGTTTCTTGATGAAGGTCCGTACCAACTAGGTCTCCGTCGACGACTGCGAGCTGTTTATGCTCGTAAGTCGTTTCAAAGACTACTGGAAATTGGTCAAGACCAGTGACGGCCTTGATAGCACGGTCCTTTTCTAAAAGTTCAGCAACTGTTATGTTGAGCACTTTAGCCATTGCCTCGGTGATCGTTGTCTTATCACGCTGAGGCCAAGCATTGCTGCATTTATACTGTTCTTCGCCAGTACCGTTCTTAAACTTGAGCCTGGTTATTTCAAGCACTCTGTTCGCCCAGGTTCCTATGATGGGGGTATTAGCATCCGTCGTATGATAGCCGTGAGCCTTGTTGGCAGCACCTTGTTCTGGTGTCACAGTTTTATTTGCCGATGCATGTAATTTTCCGATGGTTCGCATCGGATCAGCAAATGAATCATACGTGGTGGTGGGGTCAACAAAATACCTTCCCAAGAATAGGACCGGTTCTCCTCGCGGTCTCAAGTTTGATTTGTAGAGCATGCCTAGATCTTGCACCACTTGCTCCACAAATTCTCTAAACACTCCTCGGTGATTAGCATTTACACTATCGTCGCCAAAGATTGCTCCGATAAGTGCCCACGCCTCTTTTTCCGTGTATCCCATGTTCCTAAGCGCACAGTAGACGTTAAACGCGTTATCAATGGTGCCAGCTTGTGTTGTTATTGAGCTGCCACTCCTGACCGTCATTCTCGGTTTGTAAGCCACCCCATTGGACGTGGTGGCCTTATTCTTGTAAATCTCCTTGTATAATCTGCGAAATTCGCCACGGTGTTCCGGTGCGTAATAGCGCATATATGCTGGTAATAACAAGAGATTAGAATAATCCGGGCTTTGGGTCCCATCCAGGCAAGTGTAATCGCCCTCTTCTAAATCCTCAGTTGGTTCCATTTGCATTACTTGGTCTAGTCTCTCAACAATCTGACGTGGTGGTTTGCCGGGGCAATACCAGTCATGTTGCTTGAGTACATGAGCCATTGGTAAGCTAAATGCGGAGGATTGGATGGTGATTTCTGGGGACATGGTCGATATGTTCCGTGGTGGTTTGGCGGAACCATATGTCTCAGTCTTGATGAAAGCTTTGATGGAATTTTCTGTATTGGTCGACATCATCGGGGCAACTTGATCGAAGCGTCCCCTTTGGGCTTTCTTATCCTGAGATTCACGTACTTCACCGATTGATAATGGTACACCCGTACCTACCAGACGTTGTGGTATTAGCCGATGAACGAATTCGTCTGCATATTTGCGGTATTTGGGAGGAAAGCGCTTAACGTTCTTTACTGCGTCTAACCTCCCTTCAATGCATGCTAGATCAGCATTGTACCCCTTTGCCGCAAATAAGGCCGGTTGCGATGTTAATGGTGATGATATTACCTGGCCTGGCATCTTCGCATCCTCCGTCACCAAGCCCGGT